ACCGAGGTTGCTGCACGTACTGGCTTGAGCGATTTAATCATACGTGATGCAGGTAAGCAGGATTCTCAAACTATTGCATTAACTATGATGGAAATGCTAGGCGGTCCTGTTTACGGTGTGGCATCTAAAGTAGAGCGTGGTTTGAAGATGATTGGTGAGGGTAACGTTCAGCGTGGTATTGAGAACATCTTACCTACTGCATTTGGTAATCTTATGAAGAGTTTCCGTTACGCTACCGAAGGCACTCAGACTTTACGTGGCGACCCGATTACTGGAGAAGTTAACGCATGGAACATCGGTGCGCAGTTGTTTGGTTTCGCCCCTGCCGATTACACCAAGCAGCTTGAGATTAACAGTCGCCTCAAAGGCATTGATAAGAAAATTAACCAAGAAGCGTCTAAGCTCAAGCGTCAATACTATGTTGCCAGCCGAGTCGGTGATACAGATGCCAAGGATGAGGCTAGAGAGAAGTTGCTTGAACTTGGTACAAAGCACAAAGGTTTAGAGATTAACCGTGCAACTATCGGTGACATATTAGATCGCTCTATGCAGGCACAGCAACGAGCCACGAAAGAAACCGTGAACGGTGTTCGATACAGTTCTAAGATGCGTAAAGAACTGTTAGATATGGCTAAGGAACTCGAGGATTAAAAAAACCCCCACGGTTAAGTGGGGGTTCATAAGGGTATTGTTCACGTGTCGGAGAACAAGCAACAGGAGAATGTCGCAAAAGTAGTATATTACAGAATTCTCCAAAAGCGCATACCTAATTTTCCTGCTTCGATGCGCTCCACTCCTTTTAGCTCTATTTTCCTATTTTTTGCAATCGTTTGAACTTGTTTCTTCAGTCTTGATAGATCAATGGCAGGAATAAAAATTGATGAGCCTACAACAAATTCATCCCAATTTATATTAATAACCACACCATCAGGACATATTTGCCCCTCTATCATCACCTTCAAGGGCTGCCTTGTGTTCTGCTGCTGCAGCGATTTCGGCTTCTCTGTCGTCATCTAAAAATCCTTCACAGTTAACCCACAATACATCGGCAGATGGTAGCCCCATGTGTGTGCCTTTACTCATACGCTTCTTGTCAATCTTAGCCTTAGTGCGACCACGCTTCAACGAATCAACAAAGCCTTCGTAGTTAATCTGCTGCTTGGTACACCAAGTCTTGAGCGGACCTGGATATAGGTACAACATCTTGATATCGTATTCGTAACGGGCTATCAAAGATACTCGTGGTGTGGCATCAGGTATTACAAGGTGTTCTAGTTCCCCTGCTTTCATGGTACGTGCATCATCCGTACTCTTAATACGCAAGACGTTGTTGTAGTTCTCAGCAAGATAACTAGTCAGAGTGGATTCGGCATCAACGTCCATGGACTTGACTTGCTCTTGCAAGCTACCTACTACTTGCTTAAGCCACTGCACCACAGGCTTGATGTCGTAATTTATTAACCCTGCCTGCTTAGCCATCATTAAACCCATGATGCCATTAGTTGCCAAGACCGAATGGAATCGATCCGCAGGTGCAAAGTTACATGCTTTATCAATCTTCTGCTGAGTTATTTTGTACAACGTCTTAACACTTGCAATGTCCTGCATTACATGTTGTAGGTAAGGGATGCAAGCATGCCCATAGTTATTGGCTAGTTGCTCGCTCAATAGGTCTGTTTCTTCCTTCTCTAAACCAAGCACGGGTCTAGCACGGACTTCTAGCAAACGCATAGCCTCGCCTTTAGGGAGTGCCTTATATACCGACATCTTCTCCATCATGGACGCATTACCTGTGGTTACGGCATTTTGTTTCCATGGTTCACCACGAGTACGCTCAAGGTTGGAGCTACCTGACATACGGTTTCTCTGTGAACCTGACGTGTATTGGTACAAGAAGTCGCTACACTCCTTAGCCGTTGAGTTAGTTACCTCGTCACGGAATAAACATAGATGTCTTTGTATCTCGGCACGGTTCATGGTACTAGCCATAGTGTCGGATTCTTTGACTACCAAACGTCCTGGGTTGCCCCAAATACTTGCACCTGCAATCATTGATGTTGTTTTACCAATACCTGACTCAGGGCTGAAAATGTGCAAAACTGCACCGTGTATGGTTGTAAAGTCTGAAAATATAGAACCGAAAGCTAATCCAATAGCAAATTGATGCAACTCCATGTTTGGGCGGTTATAGAACTCCATGGCTTCTTTCCATGTTTCCATAGTACCTTTTGGTGTGAAGGCATCAAACAACTGCACCGTAGCGGAAGAAGGTGGGTTGTGGTCTACTCGGTCTGCACGAATTTCTTTATCACCAAGAACAAACGCTTGGTGCTTGTCATCAGTCCACCCGAACTGTCTGCGTGCGGTATCTGCTGCTGCGTTAAATTGCATGTGGTTTACCCATGTTGTTACATATGACATGATCTCATCGGGTTTGATAACTGCTACACCCTGTGAGGACAAGTGCTTCCTTAGTTCGTCTTTAGATGTGACTGCTGATAACGGCACAGTGAATTCTTTAACACCGTCTTTTGGAAGGTGTAGTCTTAATACAACAGCCTCGCCCACGTCCGAATCTTGCAAACGACGTGTTGCGTATAAATCATTGTGATAAATCATTACTTCAATTTCGTCTTCCTCTTTAATGATGCGCTTAAAGATGCCACCATTTTTGCCACGGAAGTATGGGTCAGGATATTTTGGTATTACATAAGTCTGCGTATGACCTTGGTCTACGTCTGCAGGTACGTCTTCAACAATATTATCTTCATCAGTAGCTTCTTGGACTTCACGACCAAGCACAATCGGGGACTTCAATGAGCCTTTGTGTGGGCATCCATCGCATCCGCCTGGGTTGTATTCTTCAAACTTCGCACAGGTATAAGGTCCGCCTTTGATGCCACGCACCTTGCGGTCAGCAAGCATGGGGCTGTATCCAGGATGTCCACTAGATATTTTCTCAATAGCTTTATCCGCATCTATACAGAACTTGGCAATAGATAGCCCTGCTCTCCACATCGGTTCTGCCATGTCTGCTTGATTTTCAATGACATACTTAAGCTGATTGCACCCTTCGCCCTTGATGGTCTTGAGCATAATCGTCTTGAAGCGGTTGGTGTAGTTCCCAAGAATAGCCTTGGTTGCTTCGTCCATTTCGCCACGAGGTATGTATGCAGGTCTCGTTAAGGCTATATCACCTATAACATCTTTTACGGTGTCTAGCTCAAGAGGTGCTGCTGCATTCCCGATTAACGCTACGTTTCTAGGTACGTCATTCTTATAGTTGAGAGTTCCTGGGACTCGTAAAATACGCACCGAATCTGCTGTAACAACAGGGTCAGCAAACAAATCATGGTCGTCACACAGACTCTTTAGCTTTTCAGCCAAAGGCATCCATGTTTCACGTGAAACAGGTTCAGTCAAAGCCCAATACGCATGGATACCACCACCCGAGTTAACGAGGCTTGGCTTAGGTAGACCACTCTTTTTACAAAACTCTTTTAATCCTATAAGAGCTTCCTGCTGTGTTTCGTAAGGCTTGCCTGGGCCGCAATCAAGATCGATGTATAACGACCTAAGTTGTTTAACGTTTGCGGTTTTCCTAGACTTACCATCTTCAAATGTTGCCAATGCGTAGTACGCATCATATCCGTTGTCTCTCAGCTTCTCGGCATTAACGACTGCATCCTCAATCGTCTTATAGAACTTCTGCACTGGTTTGTCGGAATCCTTTTTAAGACCGACTATGCAGTAGTATCCATCGTCGCCGAGGACTTGCTGTAAAAATTCTATGTTATTCATTAGCCACCCAATTTAATAGATGGGGTACTCACGTCGGTAGTCCGCTTTCCCCCAAAACTGCTATTTAAGCATCGTCCCATTCACCAACTAGGTCTTCTAGTTTAGGTTCGGCAGAAACGGCTGCCTTCTTAGGTGCTGCTTTCTTTGGTTCTTCAACCTCTTCGGCTTCAACCTTCTCTACAGGAGCGGCTTCGGCTTTAGGTGCGGCTAGTGCAGGCTTCTTATCCTTAACACCATCCGTCTGTGCAACAGTCATAGTGATAGCATTGACAGCTTCAGGAGAATCTTTAAGACGTTGGATTGTCTCAAACTCTTCTTCAGTCACAGGGCGCACAGGTTTGAATACCAATTTAGGTGTAGGACTTGCTGTGTCAAACCGCATCTCAGTAACAACCCCCGTTATGGGTGTACCGTGATTTTTCAGATGACGGGCATAAGCCTGTAGTGGGAGCTTACCTTTTTCACCATCACCAAATACAGAAGTAGGTGGCAATACGAGTTGGTAAACTTCCTCTTTATCGACTTCACCATCAACAACAACCGCTAAACGTTGTTGGTAACGGCAAGCACGACTATCACCCTGACCACTGCCTTTGATGTTTTGAGGACAATTTAAGCAGGTGGCTGATTGCTTATCTTTGACCTTTTCATCAGGACGTTGGCTGTCGGATGACCAGCAAGTTGGGGACACGGCTTCGCCTTCTACATAAGTACCTGCGTAGAAAACTCGTGAAACTTTTGGTGCGGCTTTAATAATCACCACATTCATTGAACGCTCTTCCGATACACGGTATTCCTTACCGCCAATGTATTCACGGAATACAGTACCTTTAATACTAATACGACGTGCGCCTAGCGATTCACCGCCAGCAAGTGCGTTTGTTGCATCATCAGATGCAGTTTGTAAATAGGCAGGTAAACCACCTTTAAATAGAGTCATTTCACTCATGCTAATTCTCCTTAAATATCATCATCAGGGTTAAAATTCAAAGCTAGTTGGGTGTCCTTTGGGTTTACTGCTACCGTCAGGCTACCGTCTGCTTCTTCTTGTATTGCTTGTCCGCCAGTGAGTTTTCGAATCGCTACTTCCACTTCGCTAATCTTGAAACGGTAAACACCGCCAATCTTTAACGAGGGGATTAAGTCCTGTCGAATCCATGCACGAACGGTTGATACCGATACAGCAAAGTGTTTTGCAACATCTTCAATCGGCACAAACGATTCATCCACCATTATTTACTCCTTTTTATGGTTACTGAATACTCAGCGTTTGCGTTTAACCCTGGGGGAAGCAGGTCAGGGTTATCCTCTAAAAAAGCCTTCATATTGGTTTGTTGAATCCGCTTCTCCAATAGTTCAGGCACACCATGTTCAAGAATGAACTTGTGCATGGATTCCCAGTCTGACGTTGCATACATAGTCCTTACGGTTCTGTACACAGTGCCAGCCTCAGTCCGCAAACTCTCGGCTCCGATGTCCTTCATGTGCTGGAGAATAGCAGTCTTCACTGCCTTCATATCAAGCTCAATCTTGGCAATCTTCTCTTCAAGTTCTTGGGATACTTCTGATTTCTTGTCCCGCATCTTGATGTAGATACGAGTCAGTTTTTCTAAAGGCACTTCTGCCTGCACTTCTTCTTGTGACATAACATTCTCCTGTTAAAAACGATAACGGCTTGGTATTATTCTCGCTATCGGTACTACTACTATAGTATCAAACTCTACATTAATCAAGTAAATTCTTGTAAAGTTCAACTAATTTTGTATGATCCTCTATACGGTTGTCAAGCATTTTGTATAAATGTTTTTCAGCATTTGACCCCTGTAATCTAACAATCGTTACTGGGTGTCTCTGTCCTGCTCTATGCGCCCGTGCATTCGCTTGGGCATAAGTTTCTAGGCTTGGGGTCGGTCCCCACCAAATAACCGTATCAGCCGCCGTTAAAGTGACTCCGTGAGCCGCCGCTTGTGGTTGAATAATCAGGATGCGTGGATTCGGGGTTTCTTGGAATCGTTTAAATATGTCTGCACGATTAGCCGCCGTTACGTCGCCACTGATAATCTCGGTTGTAAACCCGTCAGCCTGTAGCTTCTCTGACAAAATCTTGATAGTGTGTTTGAACGGCACAAAGATGAGTGCCTTCTGCTTAGTTTCTTCTAATACTTCGCTCATGACTTTGTAGCGGTTCTTGATGTCAAACTCCAAGGTCTCGCCACCATCCGAGTAAACTGCGCCACAAGATATTTGTAGGAGTTTGTTTAAGCCTACAGCCGCATTTATTGCAGTAATCTGTTCGCCTACGGTATGGACAACAAGTTGCTTGCGGAGCATCTCGTAATACTTTTTCTGTTGTGGGGTCAATTCGACATCACGGGTTACGTAAGTCATCTCAGGCAAGTCTAGACATTCTTCCTTGGTGAATCGGATGGCAGGTTGCAAAGCTTCAAACACCACCTTGTCTGCGTTAGGACGGTTGACCCAACGGAACTGCGATACCTTGTACATCACCATGTCTTTGAAAGCCGAGAAGAATCTAGGTACATTTTTTGGACTGACCAGTTTAGCCAAGCCGTAAGCATCTACGGGGGACTGGGCGGCAGGTGTACCTGTTAACATCCATAGCCATGTGTCAGGCTTGAGGATGCGGTTCAAGGTCTTCCAACGGGTTGTCTGTGCGTTTTTGTATGCGTTCGCTTCGTCAATAACAATTAGGTCAAATCCACCATTGGCAACTTCTTCCTGCACAATCTCAACACCATCATAGTTAATGATGACAAACTCAGCGTCTGAGTTAATGATTCGAATTCGTTTCTCCTTGCTGCCATACGCAATATCTACGTGGCGGTGCATCGCAAACTTAAACAGGTCTGCTCTCCAAGCCGAGTCCATAATAGATAACGGGCAGATAACAAGCACACGCTTGATTCGACCAATCTTCATCAGATAGTCAGCCGCCCAAATTACAGAACCCGTCTTGCCAGTACCTTGCTCGTTCAAGCAGAAAGCACGGGGGTGTAGCGTTAGGAATGATGCAGTAGTTTTTTGATGGTCAAACGGTTTGTGTAGCCCAGGCCAGTTGTACTGTCCCATAATAGGTGATGGGATGTTTTTTATTTGTAGGTTTTTTAATACTTGAGCTTCGTCCAAGCCCCACGATACGGCAACTTTGTTCTCGCCAATAACTTTGCTTTTTGGTATCACCGTTGTAACCCTGTTGGGGTTACGTAGGTTCAATACAAGCACCTTGTTATTTATTATTTCCACTACTTCTCCATGACACGTATCGGGTGAAAGTGGTCTCCCACGTTCACCCATTTATTAATTTTGAATTTTTATTCTAGTCCTACTACTACAAAATGCAAGTGTTTTTTAAACTTTTTTCTTGCGTTCACGCTTACTTGTTTCTGATACTAAATTGCTCTTGCTATCACGCTTAAAACTACGATTTTTACTAGGTGTTGTGATGTATGTACCATCACCATTCTTACCACCTTTAGATAGAGCCTTGCGGTGTGCTATATCTTTACCTTCACGCTTATCGGCTACACCATCTTTATCTGCGTCTGTACCTGTCTTGTCTACCTTGCGACGGGCACGTTGACGTTCCATGCGATTATCATGTTCGCCACGAGTTTTTTGTTGTTCGTACTCTTTTTTGTACGGTCTAGGTTTGTTTACATAGGGCATAGTTTTCCTCGCTTCTTCCAACTCGTTTTTCATCTTCTCCATCAGGTCTGCACAGTAGTTAAGGAAAGGAAATTTGGTCGTCCCATCAGCAACACTACGTGCCAACCCGATCGCAACACTTACTGTGTATAAGCTTACCTTTCGCATTAGTTTCTACCGTTGTGCGGACATTCCATAACTAAGCAGTGCTTCTTGCAAAGTCCACTCGGTCTAGGATTCCATACATCATTCTTGTAAGAAAGCTTTAGCCTATTGAACTCTGCCAACCATTTACCCCACATCTTATCCTGATTTTCAGCAGAATACGAGTCCTTTATAAAGTTCTTGGAGATGACAAAAAACAACCCAGCCTTGACCTTTTTAACCTCGGGGAAGTGCTTAAATATAGCCAAAGCCATCAGTTCCAATTGGTCAGTATCGGCATACTTAGCCGACTTACCTGTCTTGTAATCAAGCACCCGTGCCTCTTCGCCGTTAACAACTAGTAGGTCAGCAATACCTCGCCACCAAACCTCGGGAGCTTTGAACCCACAAGGTGTTAAGTTCTCATCCAAAGCCATCTCGAACTCACAATACTTGTCGCCAGGAAGGGACTTCAGGTTATCCAACGCACTCTTTACAAAAGCAAATTGCGGTGGTAGGGGGGTGTTATCTCGTACATAAAACTCAGCCGCCGAATGAAACTCCTTGCCATAAGCAATGGCTTCTGTTGGTGGTTCTTTAACATCCTTGACCACACGTAGGTGGTAATACTTCTTAGGACATTGATCAAACAACTTAATGCTTGAATACGACCACGCAGGTATTTTCATTTACTACTCCAATCTATAAACGCTGAAATCATAGCAACCACCATGGCAAACAGTAGCCCGTAACCAAAAATCATATCTAACCAGTATTCAACTTTTGCCTTTGCGTTTGCTTCCCTACGCTTAGAGTTTTCAATCTCCACACTATTAGCAACTTCTTGGCAAAGAGTTATGCGCTCTTTAGAAACTTTCATTTTGCAATCCAATCACTGTAAAAGTATCTGTATACAGGTAGCAACCCAAACAACCAAGTGCCCACCTGTTCCCGCTCAATCGTTCTGTACTCAATGACTGGCTCGTACTTGTCAGCAACATAGCGCATCCTCAT